GGGACGGAAGACCACGCCCACGGGGCCACCAACGGGTTGGTTGGTGTAGCTCGTTTGAACGCCGTTGGCGTTCTCGAACTGAACGGTCTTTTCTTCGTGCCAGTAACGAAGAACGTTGGTGTAGTTGCCAGGATAAATCTTGGCAACGTGTAACTGGTTAGAGTTGATCGCCATTGTTAGTTACCTCCTCAAGCGTCGAAAGAGTAACCAACGGTGACGAAGTCAGCGTTCAGAAGTTCGAAACCTGCGTACAGGCTCCAAATCATCATGATGAAACGGCTGAAGTCGTCGTTGTTGTTGAGCAGCACCTGGGCGTTGTTGCCACCGATGCCAACGCCAACGGCCTGAGGACCAAAGAAGATACCGACAGCAGCGTTGTAATCAGCGGTGCTGGAGGCGATGGTCGCGTTCTGAGTTTGAGTAGGCATGTTGGTGCTTTCGAAGAAGCGCACGCCTTCAAACACGAAGCCAGTGGGCATGATTGGCTCGCCGGCCACGAAGGTAGCCTGACCGAAGCCTTGACCCATGTACAGGGCAGCGTTGGGCTGCATCCCGGACATGAGGGGGTTGATCTGCCCGTTGCCAGGATAACGAGCAACTTCACGGAAGTCGCTGTTCTGACGCAGGTGCATCAGGAAGGTCGGATCGCAAACGCAGCGATAGAAACCGTCCTGGAAAGTAGGAGTGTTCCGCTTACGCAGGCTCTTCACCACGCGCAGCAGGTCATCCTTAACGTCGAACTTAGCTTGCTCGGCGTTCGTGTAGGTCAGAGAACCGGTGGCGAGGTCACCAGGGAAGTAGTAACCGCCTTGGGTGTCAGAAGCCTGACCTTTGGAAACAGCCTTAAGGAGTTCGTTGATGAACACCCGATCGCGCCAACGACGATAGTCGTCGAGCAGAGTCAGGCTGCCGATCGATTGGTGGAAGGTGGTGAGGTTACCGGTATCCAGCAGCAGACGCTGGGCGGTAATCAGGGTCTCACGCGCAATCTTAAAGGTGCTGGGCTGAGTGGGGTCACTCGGGTCAGCAGGACCGGTGTACTCACGAAGAGTCACCAGAACCTTGTCCTTAACAATATTGCGGCTGTTGGCAGTACCAATGGTCTGCTCAGCAGTACGCTCGCGGGATTCCTTAGAGCCAGGATTACCGAAGAACCGGTAGCGATCTAACTGAACCGTCTGGCCGGGCTGCTTCGAGAAGTCGTGAACAACCACGGGCTCCGCAGCCATCTCAACGATGTATGCGGGGTGGGGACGGTAAAGTTCCGCACCTAGGATCTTCGGAAAGTCGTTGTCAATAAACAACGCTTATCTCCGAAAAAACTACAGTACTAATACTAAAACCCTAAACAGATTATGAGTCAAATTATTGTCGCACTTTTAGAGGTTTAAATTTTGGTTCCGGGGCTGAATGTGCGCACCATGTTACGCACACCTTCACCAAGCACACCGTATACCGAACCGTAGTTAGGAACATACCGAAGCGACTTTCCGCGATAGCTATTACGAACCGGCTGACCCATCTGACCTGGTACACCCGTATATCGAGTCTCGGTAAGAGACTGACAGTAAATCGGATAGTGATAAACCCACGCGGCTCTAGACCCTGATGTGTCGTTCGTGGGATTAGTCAGCGTTGGTGAGCGGACTGTGGGGTGCGTAACACCACCTCCCGTAATACCCCCACCATCGAGAGTATTATCGTTCGAACTAGGAGTCTGAAAGGGACTATATATCTGATTATCTGGTATCTGCTCACCGTACCAAGTATGCGTACCAAAATTACGCAAACCAGGCTGCGGACCTAGCGCAGTCTGAACAGTCGCGTTAGAAGTACTGTAAAGACCCTGAGCGCGGAAACCTACATAACTATCGAGTAGACCTGATGCGTGAGGCTGAGTATTTTCATAATTTGTCCAGTATCCAGAAACAGCAGGAGGAACGGCTTCCCATTCTGTATTGAAGTATCCGCTGATATTCGGAGGACCAACAGGCACACGCCCAAAATCAGCACCTTCGTCAATAACTCCAACCCAAGTTTGCTGCACCCCCACAGGGGGTACATAACCACTAGAAATAGTTAAATAGGTATCTGTAAGATTTAAATCGTTACCCGTGCGCTGAGGCCCAGATTGAATCGGGTGATATAAATTTTTGTCGTACTTCCAGTTAGTCTGCGGCGTATACACCATAGTGCCACTCCAGATAACTTAATTGTACTTCGCTTACAATATTTAAGAGCGACGTAAGGGCGAATGCAGCCTCATTTTGAAAAAGCCCTTACTGTCTTTTTCGAAGACCCAGAAGCTTCTATAGCTTGTTTTTCAGGTTCAATCACAGAAAGCTTTACCCACCCACGAGGGCTTAAGCGAGTAATTCCTTACTTAATAAAAGCTTCTGTAGTGGGCTTTATGCTGGCTACTTTTGTAAGCCCAGCTATAGAAGAGCGTTTCAAACTAACAAAAGCTGAATCTGTCGCAGTGTCCTTTATTATCGGATACTCCGGCATACGGATATTGGCCATGGCTGAACGCATAGCCGAAAAAGAAGTCGAAAGACGCTTCGGTAAAACCGACGACGAAATCAGTTAATCGTTACAGACTCATCAAACCCATCAGTCTGCTTAGTCTCCTCTACAACAGGCGTCTCTGTCTTAGGGGTTTCGACCTTTGCAGGCTCAACAGGGGCCTTGCGCCGGCGGTCACCTAGTGCTCGCATGATCAATACCTAGATAAATAAAGACTAGCAAGAAAAAAGCCCTCTAAAAGAGGGCCTTTGACTTTCACTTTTAAATTCTATCAAGCAGGATCCATAAAGAGAAGCTTGCTACGCATAGCTTCAGGACCCATTTGCTGAAGAACACGCCAGGCATTCTCAGGGCTGCGGTTCATAACATCGCTGAACTGCTCCCACTGTTGCTGAGGATGTACGCCAGTATTCACACCACCTGCGTTAGCGGGGGGTGCGGGCATGTCGTAGTTAGGCTGATAAGCCTGAGCCTGCTGCTGGTAAGCCTGAGTGTCGCCGTCGATGTCCACGGGGACCACTTCGGTGAAGTAGCGGTCGGTGTAGTTAGCGAGGTGCTCAGGATCAGTCAGGATAGTCTGCATCGCATCGTGGCGAGCAGAAAGAACATCCATCTTCTGAGCTTGATCCATGAGGAGGTCCTCAAGGCCGCAAGCGTACTGGTTCAGGATGCCAGGAGCTTCCAGACCGAAGTGATTAACGACCTCGGCGGTTACGGGGCTTACGCTCGTTTGCGGGGCCGTAGAAGTCGGCGAGGAAGTTCGGATCTGTGAGGCGTTGGTAGGCAATGTCTGCGCTACCTGCTGTTCCTGGTAAGCCCAGGGTTGGGCCTGTAAACTCTGACTGCTCAGTTGAGTAGCCGGTTGTTGAGCCACCTGGTAAGGCGACTGTTGAGCCAGGTTGGGGGACTGAGAGTTCACCTGCGACAGCACCCGTTCCAGGGTACCCATCGCTGCCTCCCAGGGATTGCTGGGGGAGGACTGAGACGTTAACTGGTTGTACTGGCTGTTGGTAGAAGGGACCGAAGCCGGTGCCACCTGCGACGGCGGTTGGGCTGTAGGTACCGAAGCTACCGCCGGGGTAGAGGTTTGCGCCACCCACTGCGGGTAGGCGGTTGAGCCCTGGTCCGAGGATACCGCCGGGGCTGCCGCCGGGGAGACCGGGCTCGGGGTCGAAGCTTGGATCTGCTGGCTCATAGCTACCCGAGTAAGTTAGTTCTTCCGCGAGGTGGTCGAATGTCCTGTAAAGGAGCGGAGTGATATTCAGTCTAGGATCAGCCGCAAGAGGCTGATTAGGCGCAAGAGGATGCGGAGACTGCAACATCTGGCTTAATAATACCAGAAATTGTTGCATTGCTGATTGTGTTTGTTGAACCATGCGGAAGGGGAAACCCTTCAACATTTCGGCTCGCTCAGAATCAGTTTTTTCTGGGAAAAGGAACTTAAGTGCTTCGATGCTATCCACACCGAGTTCCTGTAGGTTACGGACAACAATAGACTTTTGGTTTATATCGTAAGCGGTATCTTCATAGACATCGCCCTGATACCTATACGTTACTGCTCGTTCTCCGTCTTCAGGTAAACCGATTACTCCTGGTGGAACTTTATTTTCTTGCAGAGCTAACTGAATAGTCTGCGTAACCTTTGCTTCAAACTTCGCTAAAGAAGTCTGATATTTCTGAAGACTTTCTTCGGTTTCTTCTTGAGGAGGCTTCGGTTCTTTAAGTCCGGCGGCGGCTATAAACGACTCCCGGAAAATGACCTCTTGGTGATAGATCATCATCTCCAAGAGACGATTGAAACCATACGTGAGGAAACTTTTGTTCTTGCGCAAAGCCGTGGCCTGCGCTCGACCCATCAGACCTTTGATCTCAGTAGCAGTCGCGCCAGCTGAGATTGAGATTTCATCAACACCACCAAGCGCGGTACGGATCTCTTCGCGAAGTAGGAGAGTGTACCGGTTCATATCCCCATTAACGGGGTCGGGTGTCATGTAACCCACGCGGTCCGAAGGCTCAACGTTCGCGATAATTCGCGGAACGCGCAAACCAGACCCCATGCCAGCGCCAAACGGTTCACTGACACGAGTCGATGGACTATCCGGACCAGTAAAACCAGACTGACTGCTGATCGTGGGCCGGAAAGTGCTTTGAGAATCGTTCGCTTCGACCAGGTCACTGCGAGGCCGCGAACTAATCAGCGTTGGGTTGCCAAAAAACTCAATATTTTTAGCGATATTGCGAGTCAGCTGATCGTGCAAAACGATCTGCTCCATGAAGGGATCAAACTCGCCTTCACCTTCTGTGCCACTCGCGTTGGGTTTATTTAAAACCTCTACAGCGGGAATAAAGCCAAGAGTATTTGGACGTTTCTTGGCGGGAGTAAGGACAGCTCCAGGCTCTAAGTCAAAACTCAGTTCGGTATCAGTCTCGACTTCACTAATTTCATCAGCAGTTATCGTCAAACGCACGTAGCGCTTGTTCTGGCCGTAGCTATTACTAGGTAAACCTAAGTTTGCGTTCTTAACTTTATAGCTGTAGACAATAATTACTTCTTCTACGTTTCCGTTAACATCGTGATACACACGGTATTGATTCTTATTAAAGAAATAAATCTGATACTTAAGTTTCGGGTCCGGCCTAAAGTAAAACAGGCCACAGCCGTCGATTAAAAAATTTCGAATAATCGCTGGGAAACGAATATCGAGCTTATTTAAAGCGATGACATCCTCAAGAAACCGCGTACGGCTCTTGAAAGTATCTTGATCACAGTAAAAAGCAAGACCCTTCTTGATCATCAGAAGGGTCATCTGTTGTAGGTGACTCAGAACAACCATCGTTGACGATTGGTTGCTCCGATCCTGAGTGCGTGACGCCTCTAAGATCTCGGTGAATCTTTTCCTAGTTTCAAGCGAGCTAGACATCTATACGCACAAGTGAGGGGATCCGTTTAAAGGATCATTTACGGAAGATGCTTTCCTTAGCCTTCTTAGCTTTAGCTTTAGCACGCTTCATGCTCTCAGCACCACCTTTAGCTTCCTCGCCACTGGAGGCTTTCTTAGCTTCACGATCTGCTGCAAATTTTTTAAGCAGCTCAGCTGGCATACCTTTAGCCATCGGGAAGGAGGTACTTTTTTACTCTTTCCAGTTTAACCGCTTCCTTGGGTAAATCCTCGATAGGGTACGTGGTAATTAAATGATCCTGACGACCTAGCATGTCTGTATTGCCTTCATTAGGCTCAAACTCTTCACACAGTTTCTGAACTTCTGGCCGGTCCCAAATGTAGGCTTCAGCAATCGACTTCAATTTTGTAAGACGTCTGTCAGAATCACCCATCCATGAAAAATGATACCCTGCGTCTCGTGTTCCTACATATAAATTGTTTTGACTAGAGCGCATAGAAGACAAGGTTCCAAAGTCTTTTAACTGGCCGACCGTACTAACCACGCCGCAACGCCAATCAAAAAGCTTGCCATCTGGAGAAACCAGCTGTCTGTCAGCCCGGCCGTAGTGCATAGACATACTCAGTCGAACGACTTTGTCCTTGTGCTTACGAACAGCTTCGACAACTTCTGGCAACTTAGCTGGATTAGCAATCTCATCGCAATCTGAACAGATAAAAATGTCGTCATCATCCATTAAATGCAGACCAACCCCTAAGGCATCTCGCTGACCCCGCTCGCGGACCCACGGATCGGGCGCTTCTTCGAAAGAGGGTAGTTCGACGTGCAGGACCTGAATCTTCTTTTCTGGGAGTCCAAGCTCTCGGATGGTGTCTAGGCAGGTAAATGGCTTCAGCTCACCGGTTGCGTGAGTTCTATTCGCATCCGCAATAAGAAACCCGTCTACGTGATCCTCAAGCATTCGGACACGAAGTTCAAGCAACTCACGCTCATTAAAGTAGACAAAAGTATCCAGTAACAAAATAAACCTAGGCGACTGCCACTATAGTAGCTTATCTCATAACCAAGACCATGTCTGACCATTTTTTGCTTCGTTAACAG